AAACCTGTTAATGGTTTTGGGAATGATGACTTGGATATTCCAATGAAATCATCCACTGACTTTAGTCTTGACTAAGCATTACAGCTTATAGTGAAGGGGGAGTCATGTGGTTCCCCCTTTTCTATTAAATTTACACGTTATGATATCTACAAAATCAATTATTGGAGGTATAGAAGATGTACCAAGAGAATGGATATTTGAGTACTATCTGAATCTCAAAGAAAGACTAACCGGTCAGGATGTAAAGATCTTATCAGCATTTAATTCTAGTGACAAGGTACCATCAATGTTTATTTACTTTGACACAGTTGGTGACCAGTACAAGTTCAAAGATTTCTCTTCAGGTCATCAGGGTGATGCAATTCATTTGGTAACCTGCTTGTTTAATCTTGGGACATTTGCCAACACGGTAAATAGAATTGTCACAGATTATGCTGCCTATGTCAAGGATAATAACATCTCTGTAACTGTAGAGCATCAGTTTCATGACAAGTTTAAGGTTACTGACTATGAAATCAGACACTGGACTAACTTAGATGAGGCTTATTGGATGAGTTACAAGATAGGTTCTAAGTTATTAGAGCACTACAATGTATCTCCGCTAGAGTTCTTTACTATGGAGAAGACAGAACTAGATGGTAGCATCAAGTCTGTTAAATTCAATAGGAAGTATGTCTATGGTTATTTCCGGGAAGATGGTTCTTTGTACAAGATCTACATGCCCAAGAATCAAGAGAAGAAGTTCATCAAAGTTGAGAATTACACACAGGGTTCTGATCAGTTAACGTCTAGTAGTTGTGATGCTTTGATTATTACTTCATCTCTCAAAGATTTAATGGCTTTTAGGAAACTTGGAATAAGAGGTTATCAGTCAATTGCTCCAGACAGTGAGAACAGTATGATTACTAAAACTGGTATGCATTTGTTAAAGCAAAGGTTCAACAAAGTTATTGTCTTATTTGACAATGATGAACCAGGTATAGCGGCTGCCAAGAAGTATCAGGAAAACTATGGTGTTAGCTATGTAGTGCTTGATATGGAGAAGGATTTATCTGATTCTGTGAAAGCACATGGTCTTATTAAAGTTAAGGAAAAATTAGTATCTTTATTAGATGAGTTGGATATATAAAGGTAAAGAGTTTGATGAATCAAGTATCCCAGAAGGAGCCGTAGGATTCATCTATCACATGTCTGTTATATTAAATGGAAATTCCTATGCTTACATAGGTAAGAAGAATTTCTTTTCTAATACTAAAAAGAAACTTGGTAAAAAAGCTTTAGCACAGGTTACTGATAAAAGGCTGAAGAAATACACCCGGGAACTTAAACCTAGTTTTATGAATTACTATAGTAGCAATCAGCAACTAAAAGAAGCTCATAAAGCAGGATTGATTATTAAAAGAGAAATCTTGATGATTTGTAATTCAGCAACTGAATTAACTTATCAGGAAGTAAAGCACCAATTTCAATATGAAGTGCTTGAGAAAGAAGGATTCCTGAACGGGAATATCTTAGGTAAGTTTTACAAAACAAAATAATATGATTCCAAAGGAAAAAGCAGAGGAACTGTATAACAGTGCCCGAAAACTTCATGGAGTAGAAAGAGCAAAAGAAGAATCTTTAAAATCAGCAGATGCTGTAAAAGCTCTGGTACCTTCAGAGCTGATTGATTATTGGACTAAAGTAATTCATTACTTAAATAACAAATAAAATGATGACGGAATTAGAAATGACAGGCCTCTTATTTAAGTTGGCTGAACTCGGTGTGACAGGACTTCAAGTAAGTTATGATGGTGGAGGTGACTCAGGATGTATTGAAGCAATTACATATACAACCGAACCTTGTGAAACTCCAGAAGATGCCAATGATCTTGCAGATCAGTATGGACAAGGAGAAAATTTAGCTAACCTAGATCAAAATCTTTATGAACAGATTGAGAATTTTGCTCATAGTACTATTCTTGATGACATTGAAGATTGGTGGAATAATGAAGGTGGTTGGGGTCAATTATGTATTTGTGTTCCTTCGGGAAAATACATTGTAAACAATCACATCAGAATTATTGAAACTGAAGATTATCAGCATGAAGGAGACTTATTAAGTGAATCTGAAAAGTAATGGCACATCCTTGGGAACATTCAAAATCTTCAGCTAGAAAGTTTGGAGGGATACCTGAAGATTACCACCATATTCATGAGTGGTTTGATGCTACTAAAGCATGGATAGCCCATAGTAAACATAGGATGTTCCGGCATCATGCTGAGGGTATCTTTGAATGTGAGAAAGTATTTGGTGTATCTTTTCTTAACTCTGCTGGTAAAACTGTATATACAAGATATGTTGCTGAACAGCATGTAAAAGAGGACTGTAATAATTACATTCCTACAGCAAAAGAATGGGTGGATAACATTAATACACCTACAGAATGGATGATAAAAACTTTAAAAATTGAAGACTGATGGAAAAACAACTATTTGTCATTGATGGCTACAGAATTTGGGCCAAGACATATGAAGATGCTTATGCAAATTATTTAGTAATATCAAGATTATGATTTTAAACAAGCAAGAAGCAGAGAATCTTCTAATCATGTTGACCTCTGATGATAAAGACAATGCATACATTGCTTTCCAGGCAATTAATGCATACAAGTTTAAGAAAGATGAAATTGGATATTTAGCGTATCTGTATAAGTTTGGTAAGCCAGACAAGGATCAATGGGAAGAGCATTCACCAACTGCATACAAGCAGTTAAAGAAGCACTTTAACATGGAGCAGCCATTGACATATGCTAGAGCATTGGCAACTATGATTGAAAACAAGAATAAAAATGAGATTGTAAGCATGTTTTTGGAAAGACACGTAAAACAACTCGCATCAATGTTAGATACTATGGGTTACCCCGTAGACAAATTAGACATCAAAATACAACTGAAAGATGAGTAAACATGACCAACTGGGTAAGGCCAGCAAAGACTTGATGTGGAAAGAACCGTTCTATGGTTTCTTTCTAATCATGCTCAACAAGATTTGGACTAATAGAGTTCCAACAGCAGGTGTAAGTAAGAATGGTATTAACTACCAACTTGCTATCAATGAAGACTTCTGGGGTAAATTACCAGAAAATCACCGTATAGGTTTACTAAAGCATGAATTACTACATATTGCTTTCTTTCACCTGAGTCAAATATTTAAGTTTCCTGATCACAAGTTAGCAAACATAGCCATGGACATGGAAATCAATCAGTACATTGATGATGAATATCTACCAGAAGGTGGTATTGACATCAAAGACTATGCTGATATGGATCTTGATCTTAAAGCAGGTTGTCGTTATTACTATGACAAGCTTAAACAAGCTAAGGAAGACAAGAAACAGAATGGTACTTGTGGCTCTCCTAACATGGATAAACTACTTGATGGTCTAGAACAAGGACAATGTACTGTAGTTATTGGTGGTCCTGGTGGTGATAAAGAAGTAGAGATTCCAGAACATGCTACATGGGAAGAATTTGAAGATTTATCTGAGGCAGAACAGAAACTCATTGAACAGCAAGTTCAAAGAATTCTTACTGAAGCCGCAGAGCAAACTGTAAAGAAGAGAGGTACTGTACCGGGTAATATCCAACAGCTACTTGAGAAACTCCAACAGGTAGAAAAGCCTAAGTTTGACTGGCGTGGTTATGTAAGAAGATTTACAGGTACATCTACTAAGGTTTATACAAAGAAACTTAGAAGAAAAGAGAATAGAAGATATTCTGACAATCCAGGTCTGAAGATTAAGATGAGACAACACATGCTGTTGGCTATTGATACTTCAGGTTCTGTAAGTGACAATGAACTTCAAGAGTTTATGAGTGAGATTTATCACATTCATAAGTGCGGGGTTGATGTTACTATTATCCAGTGTGATACAACAATTAAATCTATTGAACCATATGATCCTAAAAAAGATCTGGCAGTTCATGGAAGAGGTGGGACTGAATTTGATCCCGTCCTAGAATATTATAATGCCAATCTGAGAAAGTATACAAGTCTTGTGTATTTTACAGATGGTGAGTGTTACACTAATGTGCAACCAAAAGCACCTGTATTGTGGGTGCTGTCTGAACGGTCAAGTATGAATGATAGCCTTCCTGGCAAAGTGATTAAGTTAGAACTCTAAAAAAAGAAAAGATGGGACAAGTACAATTGAACATTGATGAATTAAAAACATTTTTGGGACATATGGTTAGTAATAACCAGTTTATTCAAGCTCAGGGCAAAGTTCCTGTAGCTGTAAATATTGAAGGTGACGCAGGTCTAGGTAAGACTTCATCTCTAATGCAGCTGGCTGTAGAACTAAACATGGCTGTTATTAAACTTAACTTGAGTCAGATAGAAGAGTTGGGTGACTTGGTTGGTTTTCCATTCAAGGAATTTGAGATAGAAAATAAAGACGGTGTCAAGAAATGGGTTCAAGAAACTTTGCTTGAGACATATGTCAAGAATGGATTTAGACCTACTAGTCAAAGTAGAATGTCACATGCTGCTCCTGAATGGATTCAGGGACAACAAGAAGGTGGTTTCCTAATCTTGGATGACTACACTCGTGCGGATCAAAGATTTATGCAAGCCACTATGGAGTTAATTGACCGCCAAGAGTACATCTCATGGAAGCTTCCAAAGAACTGGCATATCGTTCTTACTACCAATCCAGACAATGGTGACTATAATGTTACCAGTCTTGACATAGCTCAGAAGACTAGATTTATCTCTACTGAGATAAAGTTTTGTGAGAAAGTATGGGCTCGTTGGGCAGAGTCAGTTAATATTGACGGCAGATGTATCAACTTCTTGTTGATGAATCCAGAGATTGTAACTACATCTGTTAATCCAAGAGCTATTACTACCTTCTTTAACTCTATCAGCTCTATTAAGAAGTTTGAAGATGAGTTACCGGTTATCCAAATGATTGGTGAAGGTTCAGTAGGTCCAGAAGTATCTTCTCTATTTACTATGTTTATCAATAATCAGATGGACAAGATCATTCCACCACATGAAATCCTTAATAACACTAGTGAGTCTTATGTGATTGGTGCTTTGAACTCTGTGATTGGTACAGGAGATGATTTCCGTGCAGATATATCCAGCGTAATGGCTACTCGTATCATTAACTATTGTTTAGTGCATGCACAAGACAAATCTGTTCCAGATGCAATGGTTAACCGTATGATTAGACTACTTACAGATTGTGATTCATTCTCTGATGACTTGAAGTATTTCATGGTTAAAGAAATTGTCAATGGCAATAAGACCAAATGGCAAAAACTAATGATGAATGCACAGGTAGTCAAGATGGCTGTCAAGTAAAACACGCGTAAAACAGTTCCCCTCCAAAGGAACTTCTTACAATTCTAAAACAATGATAAGGCGGGGTAATTCCTGCCTTATCTAATTTAATTAAACATGGAAACATTTTTAAAATTTGATATTGATCTGGAAGATGGTCACTTTTGGCATTCAAAGAAACATGAAGATTATAAGATTACAGTTAGTATAGATGCTGTAGAAGGTACCTATGGTAATGCTAAAAGATTTGATGCTAAGCGTGTGTGTGATCTTCAGCAAGGTGATAAGTTATTCTTTGCTACTGGAGTTACTATACCAAGAGTAAAACTAAAGAATATCTATAATGAGTTTGGTGTTAAATCTGTCAGAGATGTAGAACAAGCTGATAAGATCATCATTGGTCATAAAACTGATGATGATTTATGTTCTTCTAATTGGACTTATAAAATGACA